TCGCGCTCTATAGGGATAACGATTACGCTTGTGCGCCGGTAGTCGTCTTCGATGGCGCGGCGGGGACCGCCAACAGAGCGTGGCAGTTCCCTGGTCCGAAGTATCAGCGTCCGCTGGAGCGGGTGAATACCGAAATCCTCCGGCAGACCTTCGTCAATCTCACGTCAGACAACCTCCCGCTGAACATCCAGTATTATCAGCGGAATGAGGCGGACACCCTGGCCACCCTAGGGTCCGGGTTCGTAGTGCCTCCCGGAGCAGCGAGGACGCTGTGCACCGATGGCACTACGGTGTGGACGGAAGATCCGGAAATTGCGGCTTCGACCGGATGGAGCGGTGACACGGGCACCGCCCGCAAGGCAGCGAATGCCACTTATGCTGCCGGTGCGCAGCTGACCTTTGGCGCGACATATGCGCAGGCTGATATGAGCGCCCTTGCCGCGCGGTTGGCCGGCGTCGAGGCCGCGCTGCAGAGTGCAACCCAGACCAGCAAGGCATTCAAGGACGCGCTGCTGGCGGCCAAGATTCTCACTGCCTGACCCCGAGCGAATGGCGTTCATCAACAAGAACAAGATGCCTGAAGCAGGGGTGGTAGATGGCAGAACAAATCAAAGCCCCGCCCGCTGCGCGCGAAACCTGGCTCCCCATGCTGGTGGAGCAGATCAACCGGGCCTTCCGGAGCGTGAGCCTCACCAGCCTTCCGACCTACGCAGATGACGCTGCAGCGGGCTCTGGTGGGCTTGTGGCGGGCCAGTTCTACAAGACCGCTGCCGGCGCAGTGATGGTCAAGCTTTAAGGATCCGCGATGCCCTCTAGCTACACTCAGCGCAATCGCCTCGAGCAGCAGAACCCAGGCGAAAACAATAACACCTGGGGTGCGCGCCTTAACGACAACATGATCCTGATGGTCGATGAGGCCCTGGACGGTTGGACGGCTTTCACGCTGTCGGGCACCAAGACGCTCAGTGAAGCGGACGGTGACCCAGACGAAGCGCGCAAGCGGGTAATCCACATCACCGGGGGCACGGGCGGGACTGTTACCCTGCCGGCGGTGGAGAAGGCCTATCTGGTCAAGAACGATGCCACGGGGCCAGTGACCTTCACGCTTGGCAGCGGCACCACGAAGGTTGTTGCTCCAGCGACCTCGCAATGGGTTTTCACCAACGGCACGAATGTTTATTCCGTGGCCGTCTTCGATCCTGCGACCAACTACACCGCGGCGCAGGTCGATACACTGCTGGCGGCCAAAGCCAGTCTTGCCGGGGGGAACCAGTTCCTAGGGCGGCAGCGCGTTGGCGTCGTCACTCTGACAGATGCCGCGACTGTTACGCCGAACCTGGCGGACGGTAATATCTTCACCCTGACAATGACCGCGAACCGTGCGTTGGCTAATCCCAGCGGCATGGCTGACGCGTTGGGCCAGGAAGTCTTGATCGTCTTCCGGGGCGCTTTCCAGCCCACATTCGGCACGTACTACAAGTTCCCTCGCGGGTTGGATCCGACCTTCACGGGTGCGCTCAACGCAATCGGCGGCACGGTCATCTCCGCAACGGAGATCCTGATGCACGGCGCGGTGGGTTACGCCTGATGTTCGCTGTCAGCCCTTTGATGTCGGAAAGCACGCTTCCGCTGGAGGCGAATGTCAGCCCCGCCAGCGTGAATTTCAACGGTTCCAACACTAGCCCAACCACCTCGACCGTCACTTGCACGCCTACTGGCGGCAACCCTGACTACACCTATGCGTGGTCGCGCGTGTCGGGCAGCACGGCTATTTCAGCGACCGCGCCAACTGCGGCCACGACAGCGTTCAACACCACGGGGATGTCGGTGGGCCAGAGCAGAACCGCCGCATTCGTCTGCACGGTAACGGATGCCGGCGGTCAAACGGCCGCAAGCTCTAACGTCTCGGTCACGATTTCCCGGTTTTTCACCGCAACAGCGTTGCCTGATGAACAGTCGATCAGCACCGGGACTGCTTCCACTGGTCGCAGCGGTGATGTCACCTGCAGATTCGTCAATGGGCCCGGCGCTCCCTACTTCTATCAGTGGGCCCAGATTGGCGGCGACACTATGGGCATCACCGATCTAAACTCACCAACTACAGATTTCACTGTTGCTGGCTTAGCCGCCGGGCAAACCAAAACTGGCATCTTTGTGTGCGAAGTTATCTCTGATGGGGGCAATGCCACATCTAACTCCGTCACCGTCACCTTCACGCGGAACCCATGAGGACCCCGCTCGACATCCTGCCGGGTATTGCCTCGGACGATACGCCCCATGCTGGGCCCTGGCGCTATGCAGACGGGTCCAACGTCCGGTTCACCCCCAAGCCGGAAACCATCGGTGGATGGCGCGATGCCTTCAGCGGCGACATCCTCTCTGGGGTCTGCCGGAACGCGATTGCGTGGAGCACGGGCACAGGGACCACGCTGATCGCGTTCGGCACGCACACGCACCTGATGACGCTCTCCAGCGGCAATCTGCTCGACATTACGCCAGTCGCTCTAGCTCCCGGCTCAGCTGACAGCACGGGTGGCGCGGCAGGCTACGGCACCGGAGCATACGGCGAAGGCACCTATGGCAACCCGGCCTCAGTCTACTTCGCGCGCACATGGAGCCTAGACACCTTCGGCAGTTGGTTGATCGCCAGCCCGCGCGGCGGCACAATCTACTCGTGGGATGGCAGCGGTCTGGCTGAAGCCGTCACCAACGCTCCGACCGAAGTGAACTGCTCACTTGTCACCCCGGAGCGGCAGGTTCTCGCGTTCGGCTGCAACGAAGAACTGTCCGGCGATTACAACCCGATGTGTATCCGCGGTTCGGACATCGAGGACATTACCACCTGGGCAACTGCTCCCGATAACAACGCCTTTGAGCATATACTCGAGGGCGGCGGGCGCATCGTGCGGGCACTCATGCTGGGCTCGCAGGTGGCTGTCTGGACCGATACCGCAGTTCATCTTGGCACGTTCATTGGTGCCGCAGGGCAGGCATATCGCTTTGACCTGATCGCGAACGGCTGCGGGCTCGCCGGACCCAACGCGGTGGTGGTGGTCAACCAGACCGCTTACTGGATTACCCCCGACTTTCAGGTCCACGCTTGGCAGATCGGTGCGCCTCCCACGCCGTTGCCGTGCCCGATCCATTCCGACTTCAAGAACAACGTGGTCGCGGGGCAGGTTGACAAGGTGATCGCCTGCTCGATCAGCGCATTTTCCGAGGTGTGGTTCTTTTACCCTGACGCTCGCGATGGGATCGAGAACACCCGCTATATCGCCGTGTCGCTCGCTCAGGAGGGGCTGCCGTGGTTTCGGGGCGAACTTTCCCGAACCGCGGCCATCGACAGTGGCCCTACACTCTATCCGCTGTTCGTTGACGCCCAAGGCCGTGGCTACTGGCACGAGAACGGGCACACGGCTGCCGGTGACCCACTCGAGGCCTACATCACGACATCGGACATGTATCTCGACGAAGCCGAGAACCGGGTGCTGGCGCGGGGGATCTGGCCGGACTTCGAGGGGCAAGAGGGAGAAGTCACGCTAGCGATCGACTTCAGGGACTACCCGCAATCTACGGCACGAACCAAGGGACCATACACCCTTTCGGTCGGGCGTGAGAGGAAGGACTTCCTAGCGGAGGGGCGCATTGCCTCGGTGACGTTCTGGAGCCTTGCCGCACCTTCGTTCTGGCGGCTCGGGAAGCCATCGTTCGACATCGCCACGACCGGCCGCCGATGACCCTGCTGGAGCGCTACAAAGCCTTCCGTCCCGCCTTTGCTGAAGCCCTGGATCCCCGGCTCTACACGATCGAGCATCTGGACGAGTTAATCCTGCAGCGGATCGCGGTTCCCTTCTTCTCTGAGAACGCCGCGATTGTGGCCGGGCTGAAGACATACCCAACCGGGGCTGTCGCGCTCGACATCATCATAGCGGCGGGTCCGAAGGATGAACTGGTCAACGACCTTTACTCGATCGTGGAAGCGTGGGGCCGCAAGCAGGGCTGCACCCTCGGACTGATTGAATCCCGCCCCGGTTGGGCAAAAGCAATGAAGCGGCACGGTTACGAGACGTTCAAGGTCTCCATCATCAAGGAACTATAGCGATGGGCCTCAGCTCAAAAAAGACGAAGACCACGTCCAACCAGATCGCGACCACGACCCCCAACGTGCCCGCGTATGCGCAGAGCGCGGCGCAGGACTATTATAGTCAGGTCGGAAAGCTGGGCAGCAACCTGCTCGACAACATCGATCAGTACAAGACGCCCGCGAACTCGCTGCAGCAGCAGGCGACCACCAGCGCACAGAACCTTGGTGGCTACCAGGCCGGGCTGAACGCATCTACGGCGCAGGCCAATGCGGTCGGAGGCGCAGCGACTCCACAAGCTTCGCTGCCAAACGCGCCCGCGCTCTCAGTGGCTCAGGCAGCGCAGCTTGGAAATGCTCAAACCGTGAACCTCGGCGGCTACAATGCTGCACAGGCGGGGCCGGTGACGTTCGACAACCCTGTAGCGCAGGCCAACGCTGCTTCGGTGCTGGACAACTTCGACGCCTACAAAAGCCCGGCGACCGAAGGTTTGGTCAACGCTACGCTGGCCAACTACGACGATCAGTCTGGCCGCGCCGCCGCCCAGATGAAGGCGCAGGGTGCCAAGGCGGGGGCGTTTGGCGGCTCGCGCTTTGGCATCGCTGAAGCGCAGTTCGCTGCCGACACTGGTCGCAACCGGGCGCTGACCGAAGCGCAGTTGCAAGACCAGGCCTTCAAGAACGCGGCGGGCCTCTCGCAGTACGATGCGTCGAACCGCCAGCAGACCGGCCTGTTCAATGCCGGAGCGCAGAACGATCGCACCGCCCTGGGCGCGCAACTGACCACGCAGAACAACCAGTTCAACACCGGACAAACGAACAACGCGAGCCAGTTCACCGCCGACGCGAAGAACACAGGATCGATGTTCAACGCCAACGCGCAGAACGACTTCACCAAGACGCAGGCCGGATTCAACCAGCAGGCGAACATGACCAACGCGGGGGCGCAGAACAGCCTCAACAGCCAGGTCTATGGCACGCAGGCGCAGAACTCGCAGTTCAACGCCGGGATGCAGGGCGATCAGTATCAACGCGCGTTACAAGCGGCCGGCCTCTCAAGCACCAACGCCATTGCCGGGGGCCAGTTGGCGCAGGGTGATGCGGCCACTCAGGCAAGCATCGGCAACTCGCTGTGGAACCAGCAGCAGCAGAACAATCTGATGCCGTTCCAGGCTCTTGGAGCGCAGGCGGGGCTGATGAACCCGGCACTGATCGGCCAGCTTTCGGGGCAGACGGTCACCGCGAGCGGAACGAGCACCACGAAGAGCGCGCCGTCGCTGTTCGACATAGCGCTCAAGGCAGCGACCGCACTGGCCTGATCCCAGCATTCCCAAGGAGAAGAGACATGAGCCTGTTCGGGAGACTGAAACGGGCGCGAGCGAGCGCGCCCTTCACCGTCCCATTGCTATTGGCCATGCCGCAACCGGCCGGCCGTCCCATGCGCATTTCTATGAGATCGCGACCGGATGGGACTTCCGGAAGTCGCCAATCGTGCGACGAACTGGACGCCGAGGGCCAAGCGGCCTTTCAGCGCTGGGTTGCGGGCGAACAGCGCCCGAGCGCGGACACGGAAAAACAGGCGTGACGCAGGGCGAACGCCTGACCCGCATCGAAACCATTCTCGAGCGAATCGAGGCGAAGATCGACCGGATCGATATCGACCAGCGCAAGGACATCGCAGACCTCGCCAGGCTCAAGAGCAGCGGCGGGGGCCTGCTAGCCGGGGTAGCCCTGGCAGCCGGCGGAGCGGGCGCGGTCTTGCGGAACTGGGTGAGCTGAGCTCCCCACCCATCACCCCAACAAAGGACAACGCGATGAGCGAAATTCATCAATGGTGGAGGCTGTGGAGCGTGCGCCTAGCCGCCGTGGCGGGAGCTGTGAGCGCCGCGCTGACCGCCGAACCCTCCATCCTGTTGGGCCTGATCAACATGCTGCCGCAAGGGCCGCTGCGCTGGGTGGTGGCGGCAAGCGTCGGAATCCTGGTGTTCGCGGTGCCGACAATCGCGCGGATCAAGGCCCAGCCGAAGCTCGGGGCCGGAGGGCAAGCCGCGGGCGGACGGGGGCGCTGATGGAGACACGTACCGGCAAGGGCCGGGCGGGACTGATCGCCGTTGCCGGCGCCTGCGCCGCGGCGATCATGACCCCGCTGGTGGCGGGATGGGAGGGTAAGCGCAACGATCCCTACCTGGACATCGTGGCGGTCCAGACCGTCTGCTACGGCGAAACGCGCGTGCCGATGCGCCGCTACAGCGATGCGGAATGCGAGGACATGCTGGCGGACGCGCTGGGGGTATTTGCCGGGGAGGTGCTGGCGCGCAATCCGGAGCTGCGCCAGCGGCCCCACGTGCTGGCGGCCGCAACTTCGCTGGCCTACAACATCGGTTGGGCCGGTTATGGCCGATCGAGCGCTGCACGACACTTTTCGGCAGGTCGCTGGCGGGACGGATGCGAGGCCATCCTGCTGTGGAATCGCGCCGGAGGCAAAGTGATCCGCGGCCTGGTCAAGCGTCGCCGGGCCGAGCGGGCCATCTGCCTGGAAGGCCTGTAATGAGCTGGCTGCCGCCGGGATTGGCGAGGGCGCTGGTGTCGCTGTCGCTGGCGGTGACCGTCGCTCTTGCTGCGGGAGCGCTGTGGCAGGCGCTCGATCGGCTGAACGACCGGGCAGAGGTAGCGCGGCACGAGACGGCCACCACCGCCAGCGTCCGCGAAGCCGAATTGACCGCCGAGCGCGAAGCCAACCGCCAGGACGAAATCCGCCGGGAAACGCGCGAGGCGCAAACCGAGGCGCTGCGGCGTGCAAGAGAGGACGCGATCGATGAATCACCGAGCCCTGTCGTGGCTGGCCCTGCCGTTCGCGCTGTGCTGCGCGAGCTGCGCACCCAGGCCGATCAGGATCGCCGCGCCACCCGCTGAGCGCTTCACCTCGGTGGCGGAGCCTGCGGTTCCGGCGGGCGACAGCGATGCCGACGTGGCGGACTACCTAATCGACCTGACCAGCGCGCTACGCCAGGCGAACGAGCGGCTGCTGTGGCTGCGCAACTGGCGCGAAAGCAGCGGCGCCGGCGGACGATAGGCGCGATGGTGGGCGCCGTCCCTGGCCGCTCGCCTGCGCGGAGTGACGACGCTCGGGTCCGGTACGTCGCACCTCGGCTGTCGTGATCCGGGACGGCCGATCGATCGGCGATATGTCGGACGCCACGTGCAGGGCAGCGGATGACCGGCCATGGGCAGCTTGATCGACTGCGGCTGACGCGTATTGACGCATTTCGCCCTTATACACCCGGTCTAGGGTTAGATGGCCCCAGCTCCGCGGCACAGAAATCACAGCATGAGAGGTACGGATGGGACGCAGCTATTTCGGCACCGACGGGATCCGCGGGCGGGCCAACGGAAAGAAGCTCAATGCCGCAACGGCGATGAAAGTCGGCCAGGCGGCGGGCACCCATTTCCTGC